CTTGCCGCCGGGGTGCCGATCCGCCTGTCGAGATCGCCGATCGCCGCCGCCATTTCGGCGTCGGACTTGTACTCGACGCGCTCGCCGTTCAGCTGAAGGCTGCGCGCGCCTCTTGCGCGCGCCCGGATCAGGGCGTCGCGCATTTCGATCAGCTCGGCGATCTCGATGGCCATGGTCAGCCTCAGGCGCCGGGGTTCATGTACCAGCCGCGCCAGTCGAGGAAGGCGGCGCCGAAGTCGAGGCGCACCTTCATCTTCACGCCGTCGACGTCGAAGCCGACTTCGGTGAAGACCTGGGGGCCTTCCTCGCCCTGCAGGTAGCAGTACTCGAGGCCGTCGATTTGCGCCGGGTCGGCCGAGACGTACCAGCGGGTTTCGCTCGGCAGGCGGGCGTCGACGAGGAGCTGCAGGCTACCCGCGAACGGGTTCACGTCCGCCGTCTTCGTCGGCTGGATCGCGGCGAGGACCTTCTCGGCCTCGGTCTCCTTCGCAGGGTGCACGACCAGGTACTTCGGGGTCACGTTGATCGGTTTCCCGGTCAGACCCTTCTGCAGCCGCATTGCCTTGCGGGCGAGGCCAAGGGACGCCTCGGTGATGGCAGCGGCCGAGCCGGCGAGGTTGCCGTGATCGGCGTGGAACAGCGCCTTGCCGTCATCCATCGTCGGGCCTACGCCGCTGTTCTTCACGATCATGTCGACGAGGAACTGGCCTTCGAACTCGACGGCGGCCTGGCCCCACTTGCGCGCCATGTCGTTGAAGGCGCCGAGATCGTCGTTGATGATCGCCTGGCGCGAGATGACAAAGCCGCGCGCGTAGGTGTCAAGCTTGATCGTCTCTTTCGCCTCTTCGAGGGTGCTGTACTGGACCTCGGCACCCTCCGGCTGCGGCAGAAGCGTCGCAGCTTCGGAAAGCTTGATCTTAGTTCTCGCGCGGAAGTCGCGGTTCGTCGACTGGCGGCCAGTCGCCTTCAGCGTCGCCGGAGCGGCCTGGTAATCGCTCTGCATCACACGATTCATCGTGTCGCCCAGGAGAAGCGGGAAATCAGGCGTGACGTGCATACGCTGCAGCATCTCGTTGATCGGCGTTGTCGTCGAGAAGTGACCGGCGCGAATACCGAGATCCCGGAGCATGTCCACGAGGGTCATCTCCATGAACGGCCGCGCTGCTTCGGACGGCTTGTGACGGGCGTCGCAGCGCGCGACCACGGCCTCGGCCATGCGAGTCCGGACCGCCGTCGGGCTGTCGATCGGATGCATGGCTGTGACGATCGGGGTGGTGTTCTGGCGGCGCTGCGCGATCGCCATGAGCTCGGCGCGGGCCTCTTCGACCGTCGCCTCGCGGTCGATCAGGGTGTCGGCCTCAGCCGCGCCGAGGTTCACCGTGCGGGCGAGCGCGCGGATCTCGGCGTTCACTTGTGCGCGGGTCTGCGCCGCGGGCGGCGTCGTCGTGGTGACCGCCTGAGCGGCCGTAGTCGTTTGCGTGTCCATTTCGCTGCTCCTTACTCTTGCCTTGGGATCGGCGGCGACCGAGACGAAACTCGCCTCCATCAGCTGCCACCGGATTACCTTGCGGACCTTCCGTCCGTCGTTGTCGGTGTGTTCGGCGACCTTCTCGACCTGGTAGCCGATCGAGACGGACGTGATGATGCCGGCCTCGATATCGTCGAGGAGCGCCTCCTGCCGCGCGGACAGGCGGACCTTGCCGACGAGCTGGCCCGCCTCGATCCGCGCCGACTCGACGACGCCGAGGATGCTCTCGACGCCGTCCTGCCGGTGCCCGTCGAGGAGCGGCACGGGAAGGCGGGACAGATCCACGGCGCGCTCGCTGATCTCGAGTTGCTCGAGGAAGCGGCCGGACATGTCCCAGCGCTCGACGGACGCGCCGGTGGAGAGGATCAGCTCCACCGTCCGGGCCTTGCGGTCGAGGGTCGCGGGGCGGAACTCGGCGCGGGTCTGCAGGTCAAGCGGCATTGGCGGGGGGCTCCTGGGCGTCGGGGGCGATGCCGAGGCGCGACGCGCGGGCCCGATCGGCCGCGATCTGGCGGTCGATCTCCTCGGCGTCGTAGCCGCGCTCGGCGATGATGTCGGAGCGGCTGCGGATGTTCGCCTCCATCTCCATGATGGCGGCGCGCGCATCCTTCTGCGGATCCACCCACGGCCAGCTCGGCGGCAGCCATTTCGCGGTCTGCAGGGACGCGTCGGGGTTCAGGAAGGCTTGCGCCGACACCGACCCCGACATGACCTGCCAGCGCATGAAGCGCTGCCAGACGGGGCGGCAGAGCTGATAGACGACCACGTGATGCTGGACCGCCTCGCAGAAGCGCCGGAACTCGAGGAGCGCGGCGCGCGACGAGGAATAGGTGACCTGGCTGTAATCGCCGGTCAGCTGCTCGTAGGAAATGCCGACACCGGCGGCCATGGCGCGCAGGGTGTGCGTGGCGAGCGCGGGGGCATCGCCGCTGTCAGGGGGCTCGCTCCACTCCACGCGCTTGCCGGGCCCCAGCACCGACATGGTGCCGGGCTCGAGGACCACGTCGAGCTCGGATCCCGTCTGCGTCCCCTGGTAGCTCGGTCCGCTGCCATCGGCGTCGTAGATGAAGCCGGCATGCAGCGCGGCGACCTGGGCGCGCACGAGGAGGGCGTCGGTCAGCTTGTCGAGCTCCTGACCGGAGAGAAGGACAGGGGCGTACCAGCTGAGGCCGCGCACCTGGCCGGGCACGAGAGGGCGGAACATGTGGATCACGGCCTCGGCCGGGAAGCGCTCGGCCGGCGCGATGCCGCCGAGACTGTCGAGGGCGAGGCCGCCCACGCCCATGCCGGTGCCGCGGCGAATGTGGTACGCGATCCGGCGGCCGGTGCCGCGATCGAACTCGACGCCCTGCACCGCGTAGCGGCTGCCGTCGATCTCGCGGGTGTAGCTGCGGTCGAGCTGCTCAGGGTGCAGGCGGATCAGCTGGGGCGTCCCGTCAGCGGCCTGCGTCCAGACGAGGACCGCCTCGCCGAGCGTGACCATGTCGCGCACCGCCTGCGCCTGCACCGCGTAGAAGTCGCAGAGCTCGGCCGCGTCGGCGCGGTCCGTCCAGGCGAGGAACGCCCGGTGCAGCCGTTCGCGCAGCGCTTCGTCGGGTGTCAGGGACACGGGCTTGATGCCGGTGCCGATCACGTTCGCCGTCAGGGTCTCGACCATGCGGGCGCCGTGGGGGTTGTTCATGGCATAGTGCGCCGCGCGGGCGGCCGTCACCACCGCGCCGCCGTGGATCACGCTGCGAGTGTCGGCCTGGGCCGGGCGACCGTGCCAGCGACGGCCGCCGCCGGCGGCCTCGAGGTTCCGGACCGGGAAGCCGAAGAGGGTGCGGAGCGCGGCGATCGGGGCGAAGCGGGTCACTTCTGCTTCTCCTGCATGCTGATCTGCACCCGAAGGAGGTTCAGGTGAACCATTCGCAGAATCCTGCCGAGGTTGATCGTCAGGAAGGTCGACCCGTTAGAGTAGGTTTCGTCGATCCGGGCGTTGAGTTTGTTGTTGAACTCCTCTCCCATGTCGGCGATTTCGGCCTTCCACTTCCCGGTAAGGGACCGCCAGAAGAACAAGAAACGGTCCTTCTTGAAGGTCGAGTCCGCCATGTAGACAACGCCTCCGATCTCGACCCATTCCTTCATGATACAGTCGGCGGCGAGGAGCATCCCGACTTCGGCGGCCTCGAGATCGCGGGTGGTGTCGACGAGCGCCGCGTACACTGCGATGTTGATCGCCTCGAAGTCGGTGAATCGGCGCCACCCGCCCTCTTGCTCCTCTTGGCGCAGATCTTCGAAGATCGGGTTCCGCAGCCAAGTGCGGAGCGTCTCACGCGGGACCCCAGCTACATCGGCGACCTGCCCGACCGTCATCGGATGGTAGCGGAACACATCGGGCGGGACTTCGGGCATTCGGTAGACCTCGGAGTGGTGTCGACTCACCACATCATGTCTGTGGTGAGCCGTCAACACTTTTTTGACCTAGATCCGCTCGCGCCGCATGGCCTCGCTGACAGCCACGTCGCAGGCGGTGCGGTGCCTCTCGGCGAACTCCCTGAGGCAATGAACGACTGCCATCGTCTGGGGCGAGGCTTTGTCCACTACCAGGTCGTCAAGCACGTCGATCAGGTTCTTGATCCGATCCGATTCGGTGCTGAGATCTTCTAGGATGTCGACGAAGCGCTTCCCGGCCAGCGGGGGGACGGGATCGATCGCGGGCGCGGTCGAGATGGCGATATCGTGTGCGGTCATGGTACTACTCACTGGTTTGCGGCGTTGAACGGCCGTGCCAGTGGCGGACTGGCGCCGGGACGTTGAACACCTGCCAGTGAGACAGGCGGAGCGGTTTTACCTTTCGGCTGTTGCATGGCGCTCCCGTCCCGACATAGTGTCGGCGACGTGAGCTGCCCGCCAAGGCCGCTCTGAATTCGGCAATCCACCGCGCCAACGGGGATAGCCTATCACTGGTCCGGGTGTTCAAGCCCACGGACACCATGACTCCCGCCGCAGCATCGGTCAAGCGTGCCCTTCGGGGCGAGGGGTTTGCGCGCGCCCGCGAAGAGGATCCAACACGTCGCGCGCTGCCGGGGTTATGCGTCACTCCGCGGCTTGACGGGGTGCATGCCTGCCGGACAAGCGTGGGGCACCCTCCCATTCTAGCGGCCTCCATGCAGGAAGCGCGACCGCACGACCTGGCGCGCCTCGGGGCGCGGCGGGACGAGGCCCGCGATCCGCGCGGCCTCGGCGTCCAGGTCGAAGCCCGTGCTCTTCAGCGCGGCGAGCGCGGCCGAGGCGTAGATCCGCGCGTCGAAGGCTTCGTTCCGCTCGCTCGAGCGCTTCCGCCATTCGCGGATGGCGCGGCCGCGACTGTACTTCGTGTAAGGCTTCTCGGCCGTCATTTCCGAGAACCAGGCGGGCTCGCGTCCCTGCGGCAGGTGCAGGTAGCCGGCGCCGGGCTCGGCCTTGGCAAGTCGGGCGAAGACCAGCTCCTTCAGGGCGTCGACGCCGATGACGTAGAGCGGATCCTTGCCCTTCTTCGCGTAGCTCGGCCGGTGGGGCCAAGGCGCGGTGCCGGTTCGGGACGCACCCTTGATCGCATAGACGCGGCGCGAGTGCCGCGGCGTCGTGTAGGCCAGCACCTTCGCGGTGTGGCTGCCGCCACTGTCGATGCAGGCGGCCGCCACCGGCAGCTGGCCCGCGCGCGGGTGCGTCCAGGTGCGGGCGAGGATCACGTCGAGCTCGGACCACAGCTCGGGCCCGGTCGGATCGCCGTGCAGCCGGATCCAGTCGAGCGACCAGCTCTCTTCGCCCGCGCCCCATCCGACGACCTCGAGCGCAAGCCATGTGTCCTGCGTGTCGATCCCGACTGTGATGACGGCGACCTCGGCCGGCAGATCCTCGCCCCAGTACTCGGTGCGGCGGATCAGGCTCGCGCTGTCGACGGTCTGCGCCGCGTCCTCTTCCCACGTCTCGCCCAGCTTGGTGTTCACCCAGCTCTTCAGCCGGGCGGGGTCCGA